CGACGCGTGTTTGGCCCCTAACCTGGCGGTAAGCCCTTGCGGACAAACCTCTACCACCCTTCCTACAAAGGATGAGGTTAAGTAGCAGTTTAATCCCTTGCCTAGGGGACTTTCCTTCCTCTACCCTACACCGACGAGGTGAGGTGCCTTATAGCGCACCTTTACCACGCCTGTTTGTTCTAGTCCAAAGACAGAACGGGTAGTACCTTCGGTATAGCCGAGGAAAGAACCCCCACGAGTAAAGAACTTAGAAGTCTTTAACTCAAGGTCCCGGTTAGTGTCTGCATATGACCACCTACCATCCTTCTCGAAGAAAGGGGTGGAAGACACTTTCCGCTGAAACTTGGACGCAGCGACTTGAATAGACGGTGCGTGGGAATCCAAGCCTTCAGGCGGAGCCCTAAAATAGAACTCCGCAGACCTGACAGTGGAGAGAGCTTGCCGGTAAGCATTGCCTAACGACAAGCGAATCTCTCCACTGTCATCCAGTGGGTTGGAAGAGAGTAATCCACCGATAGCAGACAATTCTGAATCGGACCGGATCACACTCCCCAGCCAATCTGCCATCGCCCCTGCCATCATAGATGAAGGGGAGCGGCCGATTGAAAGGGCGGTTCCTGAGATAAGCTTTTCCAAAGGAAGAGAACTTAAGAACCGTAACCACTCCACATGGTGCGTCCGTGAGACCTTAGGACCTAGGTATGGCAATGCTATACCTCCCTGGCCCACGGGCGCCGCTAGTGGCAACCCAAGCTGCAAAGCCAGCCTCCACTCGTAGTAGTAAGGCGACTTATCCAGCATGGAACGTTTAAAAACGTACTGGGGGATTCCAGGATCACCTTTCAAAGCGGAAGGCTGATTATGCCAATGAACTTGGCCCTTGGAACCACCCGGTGGTGCCACTAGTATGGATAGCGGATAATGCGGTTGTTTCACACCATGTTCGGTGGGAACTTCTGCAATTAGACCCCTCGTCGCATGCCAAAAGCATTTGTCATGCGACAGCTCGGCCCCACAGGCGCCTATAGCATTGTTATAGGCTTCCCTGCGTTCCGCTGTCCATCGCGGTATGTTGGCATCATCACCAACAAGCTCCGCGACAAACTCCCCTCTCTTGAGTCCGGGATGTTTCCTCCTCTCACCCTTCCCATATGGGTAGCGTTTGAGTGTCTGCTCGCCGCCGAAAATCGACACGAGCATTAACACAGGAAATGAAGTGGGATCGCCCATCATTTGACCTGTGGAGGTAATTGTCCCAGGAAGGGAGTTTATGTCTGAGAGGTACTCATTCCATAGATCTAAGATCACGGATGCGTGCCCCCAGTCATTATCCAACCGTGTCCCCTTGCGGGTGGCGAAATCCAAAACGAAATCGTCATCAAGCAACGGGGCACGGGGATATCTTCGCAACAGCCCATGAGGGGCAACATCGTCCTGGCTCATGCCAGTGACGATCTTCTTTGCCCCAAATAACTTATTAAAGTATTTGCGGTAAGGTTGCAGCCTAGGATCTAGGTCTGCAAGCACCTCATAGACTGGCTGGGTTAACCACTGAGGATGGAGATCCGTCGCCTTAGAAGCGTCCTGTGCATACCACGGACCCTTCTCCCAGGCTAAATCTATACCATCTTCAGCGCCCAGCGAGCGAGCGCACCTGGGGTCATTGAGCATAACTGCATCAATGGCCCTGCGGAGGATCTGTTGAACCATGTTAACGGCGGTCAAACTGCACGTCGGAAACCTGGTCTTCAGGCCTTTCTCCTCCGC